GTGGAAACGACTCCCGTAAATTCCTTAAGTGTGACCCCGTAAGGTAATGGGCAATGGGTAGGCCAATCAACACCGTGGTCCGAGCACAGATGGCGGCCACGGGTGTGCAGAGGCGCCAGGCTCAGAATCAATTAAAGAAGGCGGCACAAGCCACCGGCCGCCCGCTGAAAGAGGTGGCAGGATCTGGATTAGATTGCGAGATCCTGCGGCTTGAATCCTTGGCCGCCACCCTGGGCGAAGGCGCCAAGGACGCCACCGGCCCAGAGCGCTCGGCTTTGATCGGTGACTACACCCGAGTGGTGGAGGCTTTGAGACGAATGAAGTCAGACCGCCCAGACATAGACGAGGCGGAAGGCAAAATGATCCCAGTGGATGAAGCGGACAAGGTACTAGCCCAAAGGGATAACGCCCTGATCCCGCTGCTTAAAGGTATGGCCAAAAGGCTGGCACCGATCTGCGCTAACCGTCCGGCCGCCGATGTTGAGACAGAGGTGGAAAATGAAGTAGGCCAGATCATGCGACAGGTTGAGGCGGCAATGTGACCAAGGCTCAAGAGGATCTGCGCAAACGCGCTAGAATCCGATGGCACTACGAACGACCGCCTGGGGTGATTGAGTGGGCGGAGAAAAACATCCAGCTCGATAGCCGACTGACTGCAAGGCCGGGACTCTACAGCACGACATGGACGCCTTACGTTAGGGGCGTACTAGAAGCACTGGCCGATCCCGGCGTGCACACGGTGACGCTTTGCTGGGGATCGCAAACGGGGAAGACGCTGACTTTGGCCATCTGGCTAGCTTATCGGATTGCCAATGATCCAGCGCCGGCGTTGCTGGTTATGCCTAACGCCGATCTGGCTAGGTCATACAGCGAGACGCGACTGACGCCGATCTTTGAGAAGTGTAAGCCGGTGAAGCGACTGTTCCCGCGGGACATGGACGATTTTAAAATCTTAGAAATGCAATTTGCCACGATGACGCTTTCTCTGGTTGGCAGTAACAGTCCGGCCAATCTTAGTTCACGTCCGATTTGCTTGGCCGTTTTGGACGAGCTGGACTCTTTTGCCGCACCATCCGAAAAAGATGCGGCCGCCTACTCGCTAGCCTTAGAGCGGACTAAGGCGTTTCCACAACGTAAACACGTCCTAACCTCCACCCCGACCCTTAACACCGGGGACATCTGGATCAACTTTCAAGCAGGCACGCAGGAAACTTTCCACGTTCCTTGCCATGCGTGCGCAGAGTCTGCGCCGATGGAGTTTGGCCAGATTAAGTGGGATGAAACTGCAAGATCCGAGGACGGTAAGTGGGACATGAAGCGCGTCACAGAAACCGCCTCCTACCACTGCCCAAAGTGCGACGCTAAGTGGAGCGAGGGCAACCGACGCAAATCCATCGAGCAAGGCAAGTGGGTGGCGGCTAACACCTCAGCCGAGGCCGGCCGGCGATCTTTCCGCCTGCCCAGTTGGTACTCACCCACCATCACAATCGCCGACTGCGCAAAAAAGTTTCTTACTGAAAAACATTACCTCCACGGACTGCAGGGGTGGGTGAACGGATGGAGCGCATTACCCTGGGAAGATCAATTCGACGACGACGAGCTCACTACAATTCCTCCCGGCGCCTTTGCTAAAAAACAAACTTGGGAAACCGACCACATCAAACTAGCGGCGATCGATCGCCAGATCGACGAGTTTTGGTTTGTCGTCCGAGCATTTTCTAGGGATGGATCGAGCCGACTGATTGAAGAGGGAAGGCGCCGAACGATTGAGGATGTGGCACACACATTGGCAGAGCTGGGCGTGAAGCCCATTCACACCTGCATCGACTCAGGATATGAAACGCAAGATACCTACCGATGCGCGGCGCGTTATGGGTGGTTAGCGATTAAAGGGGAGGAGCGGCAGTTTTTCTACATTGAGGGCGTCGGCGGCAGATTGAAAAGCGTCCATAGCTCCGATCAGCCGACGGACGCTGGGTGCCGCCTGCTCCTCCTTTCCTCGCCGTCGTGTCAGGATCTGCTGGCGTGGTTAAGGCGAGGGCAGGGGCCGCTGTGGGAAGTGGCCCACGACGTCAGCCCAGAATACCGCGAGCACATGGCCAGCCATCGCAAGGCTCATCGCATTAATCGAAAGACCGGCAAAGACGTCTATGAATGGATCCGCGTAAAGGGTAGGCAGGATCACTTATACGATTGCGAAACGTACCTAGTTGGGTTGGCTGTTTACGGCAAAGTGATCACCGCAGAGGCCGCCATGGCACAGGACTCTAAACCATGATTGACACCACCCCAACGAAGTCGTGGATCGTGCTCTCCTTTTTTCCCTATGGATTCAAGCGTCTAAGAACGCTCAGGCGCTGGTCCTTGCCCTTGAAGCAATCGCCGCCGGCCAAGCCACCGTCTTTCAAAACGGCGGCCGCACTATGATCTCCGCATCCGTTGCGGGTAAATCGTTCAGCTACCAAGTCACCACCGGCATCACCCCAGTAGAGGTGGTTAAAGCAGCGCTAGAAGGCTGGCGCCTCACCAACGGCAAGACCGACGCACAGGTTGCGGCAATCTTTACCGGCGATCAGTCGATGGTCTCTTACCCGCGCTTCCTAGAGAACCCACTACCGGGCGGGATTTGATATGGGCTTAGGATCAAAAATCATCACCACCTGGAGCCGCATGCTCCGGGCTGTCGGCCCCGACACCCGCAAACGCCGTTTCGTAGAAGCACAGCTAGGCGACACCCGACTCGATATTTCTGCCGCCTCACGCCAAGCAGTTAGCAGTCTCGCACGCTGGCTTTGTTACAACGACCCAACAATCCGCGGAGCTCTCGATACTATCACCCGCAATACGATTGGCGCTGGCATCAAAGCGCAGAGTCGCACATCTGACGAAGGCTGGAACAACGAAGCCGAGGCGTGGTTTGATATGTGGTCTGGCACTTGCGACGTCAGGGGAATTTTAGATTGGAACACTATGCAACAGGTGGCCACTCGCACCATGTTGAGGGATAACGAGATATTTGCTTTGCTGACAGATAACGGCGACGGCTGGCCCATGATCCAGCTAGTTGAAGGGCACCGCTGTGAAACCCCTGGCTACCTTTCAAACGAGGCGAACGTATTCGACGGCGTGCGCTTAAATAAAAACGGCCGCCCACTCAGCTACTACATGCGGGTAGGGAATGACGGTGAAAAATTTACCGAAGTGCAGGCCAACGATCTTATCTTACTTGCCGAGCGCGACCGATGCGACGAAGTGCGCTCCATCAGTAAGCTCGCATCCTGTATCAACACCTGCCTCGATCGCTCAGAAATTCTTGAGACAGAAATGCTTGCACTAAAAAGAGCAGGCCAGATCGGCCTTGCCTTAGAATCATCGACCAACTCTGGCCCCGGCTTTTTTAATCCAACTGATACAGACGATTTTAATCTCACCACCGACAAGATATTTGGCGGCGGCGCCTTACTTAATGTTCCGATCGGTAAGGTACTGCGTGAAATTAAAAACGATCGGCCTAGCCAAAACCTCCAGACCCACATGGACCAGTATCTCAAAGCCATCGCGCAAACTCTCGGCCTGCCGTACGCGATGATGTGGGATCCGTCCACACTCTCTGGACCAAACACTAGACTCATCCTTGGTCAAGCGCAGAGGCGGTTCGATGAAGTTGCCCAAACAGTCATCGTCCAGTTCATTTCCCGTGTACGTAAGTGGGCACTAGCCAAGGCGATCAAGCGCGGAGATCTTACCCCGCCTAGAGGAATGGAAATGTGGTGGGCTGCCGAGTATCACACTCCAGCGAAGGCCAGCATAGACGCCGGCCGCGATAGTGCCGCTGACCGGGAAGACCTCAAGATGGGCCTGACTACGATGGCTAGTGTATACGCCTCCCGCGGAGAGGACTATCAGGCCGCCATTAATCAGAGAATTTCTGAATCTGTTTATATTCAGACCCAGTGTGCTGCCGCTGGAATCGATACCACCGCAATCCAGATTTTGAATAACGCGCCAGTAGTGGCTCCGGCCATCAACGCCCCATCAGCTCCGTCAGCTCAAGAAGTTACGACCACCCCAGCACTAGAGGCGAAGGAAGTGATCGTGAATCTAACCATGGCCGAGCCGGAGCCCGCGGCCGCACCAGTTGCAGAATCCGCCCCCGCACCTTCTACCGACACCTTCACCATGCGCGACGATGCGGATTTTACACTGACGAAGGCCGAGCAGGAAATGATCGTGTCCGCCCTTGGCATTGGTAAGTACCGTCCGAAAACTAAAAAGCGAAAGTAGTTGCTACGGCTCCCGCTGGGAGCAGGCTTGAGGGGTGAGCAGTAGGATCCAATTTGACCCGCCCAATTCCGTTCCTGCCGAAGAAAATGAAGAGGTTATATTTTTTAACGATGGCACCATTCGCGTAACGCAAAAAGCCATCATTATTGGTTCACCGCATAACCAGACGTTTGCCATATCTCAAGTCATCGGCGTGTCCTACTCCAAAGGAAAAGAAGGCTTATCTACCTTGTTTGAAATTGT